CCACCGTGGCCGGCATCAATCACAATTTTATTAAATTTCAAAACCAAATGTAAAAAAATTTCATACCAAAAGTAAAAAAAATATAATCATTTTAACGAAATAAACTACGAAAGGCACTCTAATTTAGAGTGCCTTTCGTAGTTTTGTAATGCCTAATCTTATCGAAATAATTAGCCGTGTGAGTTGCAAGACTTACCCTGCATGGACGAACTTTGAAAATAAGTTCATCACACGGCTATTTCGATAACCAGAGATTAGGCATCCATGTGGGGTTCTTTTAATCCCATTGCCGCCACTTGTTCAGGCGTTGGAATGTAGTTCATTGTGAACACCTCCGTTTTCATGGCATCCTCACCTTTGCGTGCGTTGCCAACCTTAGCAGAGCTGAACATTTTGATTTCAATAGTATGCCAACCGTTACGCTCCGTGAACTCCTTGAGGATCGCTGAGGGGAAAGTTGTCAAGAGAAACTTACCTGTAAGCGTCTCACAAGTCTCTAAGAGTTCTTTCATGTGTTGTTCCGTGTATCCATCGTAGTGACCCATATTTGCATTGAAACAAGGCGGGTCAATAAAGTGGAAAGCCTTCTCACAATCCATATTAACAAGAACTCGATTAGCATCCCGTTTGAAGATTTGAGTACGCTCAAAACGCTTCAAATATCGCTCGTCAAACATAACCTTTTTGTTATGAAACGTCTGAGCCAAGTTTCTGTCGTGACTAAATTTCCAGCTATTATCAATAATATTGAGGAATGATTGCTGGCTCAAAACAAACAAAGCCCACGCCCTCAATACCGTAGTCTTGTCCGCTGGATTGTTATAGATGTCACTCGCCTCAGCGTGTTGCTCTTCACTAAACAACGTACAATCAATCTCCAATTTGAGGTCAACAAACTCTTTCTTTGCTGCCTTATAGAAGTTAATAACCTCTCCATTAACATCATTAATCGCCTCTATATGCACCTGCTCTTTCGCAAAATACAATGCTCCACCGCCAAAAAAACACTCCGTATAAACGGTATGTTCGGGTATCAATGGTAGAATCTTTGGTAACAACTGATTTTTACTTCCGTAATAATTGATAGGTGTAAGTAATTTAATCTTTGCGGTTTTACCTAACCTTTTACTCATTTTGTTAAAATTTAAGTGGTTAATTAAATAATGCTTAACTACTTGTTAAGCTGAATATATAGAGCTTATTCTGCCCTGCGGGTACTTGTATTCTCTTCTTGAAATTGAATCCATTTTTCGTGTAGCTCACATCCAACTGACTCTGCTCGACTCCGTAAGCTTGACACGCCCAAATGGCAATAAAACCTTTAACCTCATTCACAATCGTCATTACTGGAGTCAGTTTAAATTCAATCCAATCCAATGGATTTACCTGTCGTGTGCCAGAAAAATTGCTCACATTCAAATAATCGACTTGAACTTTCTCGCACTCATAAATCTGATTACCATCCAATAAATCAGCTATTGAAACATTTACATTGCCAACTTTTGCTTTGACCGCTGCCAACCTTCTAAACGCAACTGCCTGAGCTCCAACGCCACGATAATCTCTGTAAGATGGACTTGGATGTGGATTGATTTGCTCTCCCGTGCTTCTTGGCTCTTCAGTAATCAATCCATTCGCCTCCCATTGATAATAAATTGCTCCAGAGAATATCGCAATAAAAATCTGTCCTTGCACGATATAATTTGGTGCAGCATAACGACCTAATCCATCGTAAGCCTGTTTTATTATTGTGGTTTGTGGTTGATTAGGAAGCTGTAAGTCTTCATAGAAATACCCATTCCCAGCAATATTGAAATGATTTGCTTGTAACATCAAACTCTTTCCATTGAGGTGTGGGCGTTGGCATCCTAAACCCGCTGCACAGTGAGCAAAGGCATGAAAATAAGAAGGATTTCCTACGCTAAAATGTGTAAGTATGCTTATATCATTCCCACCCCAATCCGTCAAATTCGTGTTTTGCTTATTCAATAATCTTGTGCCTTCTGGCAATATTGCCTCCAAGAATAAATAATACTCAAACTTGCATCTCATTCTTGGAGATAGCGTTTTAAGACTCTTCCCTACCAGACTCGCTGGAAAATTGTTAGCCTGAGCATTACCAGTCATACTGCATGGCGTTGTCCATGTAGCATCGGCTGTTCCATTATAATGACTACGATCAACCCCGAACCCGACAAGCTGTAAAGGCAAAGATTGGTACATTAGTGAAACCTCAGTGTCCGCACTGGAGGCATCAAGTAATTGTTGATGTAAAGCAACAATACGATTAACGAAGTCGTACAGATTCAAATTAAACGAACCGTTCTCTAAATCAAAGCCAATAAATGCACCCTTATAAATCGAATCTCCGCCTTTGAATTTTTGTGGCGTGTTAAACTTATAATCATTGCCAACATCCGAATAATTATTATAATTAATCGAATTCATCTCAGCAGCATCCGAATCAACACCTAATTCAAGTTGAGGGTAATTACCACCTCCCCCCACACTAATAATCCTCTCCAATGGCATCGTTGAAACGAAAGAGTTGTTATATGGAACATCTTGACGTTCAGTCCCTAAGTTTAACAATAATTCATCAATATGAGTAAACCCTTTCATGAAGAAATTTGCTGCCGTAGCTTGATTACGCCAGTTTGGGCCCTTCAAAATATTCTCAATCACATACTTGCCATTACGCTTAGGAATCTCAAAATTCGGCACAAACGTTAAATCAACTTGATTCAACATCGTTGGAGAAACAACTTCATAATCCCTAACCTCATTTTCAAGCCAATCCGTATTTAAAGATTCTTGTTTCGTAAACTCAACCTTATTGGCTGGCGTTGCTACCTCACGAGCGTAAAACTTATTTGTTTCAGTCAGGTTGTCAAACACAAGCGAGGATTGCCACGTTAAATTGTCAATGCTGTATTCCAACGTGGTGTTATTCGGATTCAACATCACGATCGTTGCTGTTAATTTTGCAGGAAACCGCTCAATGGTCACATCGTTAATTGCAAAACTGGTGGTCGTGCTGGCAACCGTAAAAGTTTTTGTTCTCAAACTTGCATCCGCAGAACTGCAATTAGTTGGACTAAATACAATCCGATAATCACCTGACGGCAACTGCAACCTGATGGTAAACGTATTAGCTGCCAATGGAGCAGGAGACATCCCAGCAAGCACCTCCGTGTTCACCGAATCATACACTTTCCATTGAATCGAAGTAACTCCTTCCGCATCAAATTGAACATTATAATCATTCCCCGTAGCCTTCGCAAAGGTGGTGATAGTTAATTGTCTTGGACACGCTGGCAGACCAGGAGGCGTGCCACCGCCAGTATCACCATCCACATAATCCGAAATCAAATCAATAACATCCTGCCGAAGGTTTGACAAACGACTCAAACGAGTCAAAGCCGCAATGGATTGACTCACCCGAAGCGGAGTCATAACATTAACATTGTTCGTTCCCGACTCAGCCTCACCACGACTGGCAATATTTACCAAAGCTCCGCCATCCGAAGCATTGTCTTTATGAACATAACTATCCATAAAATCAGCAAAATCTTGTGCAGTGGGAACATCCTCTGACTGGAATTTTTCTTTCAAATCATCAATAGATCGTACCATACCTGTTAGTAATGTTTAAATCTTTAAATAAAATATTAACTTTGTCAAAAATATCTTGGCTTAGGTTCGCAGGACTGCGAACCCCAACTCCAACAAGATCGGTACCAGGTACATATCCAAGCTCCACCGTAATCACTCCAGGAGCCAGACCAGTCACACGGTTTATGTGGAACTCAATAACTTTTTTTTGTGGCACATAAGCTGCTAATAACTCATCCACTTTGCTTTGCTCCTCTGCATCTTTCCAAAGCAAAGTCAAGCCATGTAAAAGCATCTCTAAAACCCTTTTGCGTTTCGGAGTTCTGCGGTGTGGTGGTGTTATTTGCTTCACCAGTTTGGGCGTGTTTAATCTATACATAAGCAATCGAAGAATTAGGGTCTAAATAATACAATCCCGACACACTCTCAATAAATTCATCGCCCGCTCCAATCGTTGAATTTTCATCGAATCGAAACCCAAACATCTGACTCACATCGGCAAACTTCACCTCAGGCATCGTCATTAAACGTTGTTGAATGTAATACTTGCTAATGGGTGTAACCGACCCATCGTAAGTCGTAATCAAATTTGAGAGGAAGTCTTGCACAGGAAACGTGGAGGCAGAAGTCAACCGTGAACCATTGGCATTCAAAAGAAGTGGATTGACCTTAATTCCAACTCTCAAAAAGACTCTATCTGAAACGTATGAAGCCACCCGTACGTTTGCACTCAGCAATTTAATTTCATCCATGTATTCTTGAATGGAAGCCACAAAAGCATCATTGATTTTATGCTTCGTCACGGGGTCGTATTGCTTGCCACTCACCACCACCAACATCTCATTAAACGAACTGGTTACAAACTTCACATTCTTCACAATTCGCAACGATTCATCCACCACCGCATACTTTAACTCCCCATCAATCACCTCCAGATTGTACCCCAACTGAAACTCCAAAACCTTCATTCTGTACCACGCTTCCGTGCCATATTTATTCTTTGTATAAATATCTGAAACCGCTTTCTGTTGTGCCGAAAGCAAAACAAACAATTTGGCAGCCATCAAGGCAAAAAGCCTCTTTAATTGCTCAACAAACGAAGTGGCAGACGTGCTGGTCAATGCCGATAATTCGGGTGAATTCGATTGCATGGAATTCATCTCCGATAAAATTTCTTCTTGTGTCATTTATGATGTAATTATAAAATCCTGTCCAATTGCCCAGTGTCCAATACCTCTGTTTTCAGAGTCCAAAATCGTTGCCAATTCCTTCGATACCTTGTCATAGAGTTCACCCGTAGAGTTTAGTATCACATCAATCGTTAGGTACTCTTTTGGTAGTATCGGTGGAAACTCTTCGATGTCTAAAAGCTCCGCAATCCGAAACGCCCCTTCAATCTGTCCGTAATAAATCAAAGCTAAATCAAACACACTTTGACGTTCACTTACCTGTATAAGTTTCTTCACACCACTCAAATAATACGCCTTAATGTTGCTCCGATAAATCCGCTTGTTATACTCAAAATCAAGCTGCAATTTATCATTCTCCAAGCCCAAAATTCTAACAGTTATTCCATCCGCTTCCAAACCCCTGCGGATATCAATCAACGAACTCACCGAGCTAACGTCATCATTCAAATGATTAATCAAACCCGCTCCCACATTCGGGTCAAAAGCATACCAACCTTTATCTGCCAGCAATACTTCCTGAGCAGCTTGGTTGGTCACATCGCCAATCACCAAATCACCATCTTTGATAAGCAAGTCAAAGTTATTGTCGTATAAAAAATCTGTCATTATTCTAAGTCAAAAAGGTTTTCAATTTTTGTTCCAATCGCTGTAATGGTCGGTATCAAAGCGGGCAAAATAGGACTCGGAGAACCAGGAGAACCAGTCAACACTTGCACGTTCTTCAAAGCATCCACCAGCTCCTTTAAAATCATTTTCAGCGACTCCCCTTGACTGGCAATAATAATCTTCTCTTTCGATTTAATCTTAATATTCTCAGCCTTCAAACTCACCTCAGCATCCTTCTGTTTAAGCGTTATTTCACCATCTTTTAACAACGCACTCGACTCCTGGACCGAAATCGAAATCATTGTTTTGTCAATCGAGAATTTCGTCTTATCAATCACGCCCGTAATACTCGCAACTTCGTTCACCGCAATCACATAAAAATCGCCATCGCTCTCACTTTGGCTCAAACTTCCCAACAAAACCGTTGAGCCAATTTTCGGCGTAATCAATACAAACTCCTCCTTTTCATCAATAGCAGCTTTCAGTCTCACGCCCGAAAGCTCGAAGCCATCGGGAAAAATAACGCTGCACACATTCCCTTTCACCTCCGTAACTTCGGCAATAAAAACGGGTAACGAAGTCTGCCTCATCACCCTAATCATTTTTTGTAATAGCTCCTCTGATGTCATAATTTTATTCCGAGCGATACCGCTCTTTCGTAACCCGTTGAACTCGAGAACCTTATCTTCACTCCCTTTACATAATACCGTCCATCACGGTCTTGAAAATCCTTGTCCACAATAAAAGCCGAATACCCAACATCACAAAATGGCTGTCCGAAACTGGTCAATTCACCTCTATATCCCGTATATGTCAACGTCTTTAAGTATTCCTTCGCTTTCGCCTCCAAACTGGTCTGGTCAGTAATATTCCGTGCATCTGGAAGCGTTACCGTTTCACCACCCGTCGAGCCTACAATAATCTCTTTGGTAGCAGTATTGTCCGCCTTCAAACCCTTAATTTTCACCTGTACTTTTACGTCTTCGCTTTTCACATATTTCAAACTCGAAGCCTTCACGTTCTGAGCAAAAGAGAAATAAACATCACCCGTCTTTTCGGTATATTTTAAGTTAGCAATTAGCTTCGTTCCTCGGATATAAATTGAAATCCCAAACTGTTGCTTGATTTTTTCTAAGACCTCATATCCCGAAGCGTTCCTTATCACAAACTTATCGTACTTCAAATCCTTCACCGTACTACTCAGCGTAAACCCGCCAATTTCCTTGCACACATAATTCATTATATCATTGATGCTCACGTTCAAAAACTGCTTAGACTTAATCTGCTTTCTGAATAAATACATAGCATCCTCGCACTCAATCACGCAGGGACTATTCACACTCAACGCTCTCACATAGCCTTCAAATTCCGTGTTATAATTATCATCATAACCCAACTGAATCTTTACTTTGTCGCCTCTCTTGAACCGTCCTTCAATATCAAAAGGTCTATTTTGAATCATAAATGGCAACGTTATTCTTGCCACATCCGCCAGAGCCTCCATCGTTGTTTCCACTTCCACTTCCGTTACACCCCCCAACTCTTTGCCCGCAATCGTTATCTTGTGGCACATCCATCTTACTGCCATTTTAATTTTTGCTTTTATAAAAATCCGCAAGTTCATCAATTGACCTAAAACAACTCTTTTCTTCTATATACAGAATTGAATCATTGTCCATTAATGTTTGTGATTTTCGCTTCATAAATGAATAAACTACACTACCTCGTTTATATTCAATGCCATAAACTGGAAAAGAAACTATTTCATTTCCTTCAATAAAGAATGCTACATCCTTTATATTAAATTTTGTATCAATTGTCATTTTTTATAGGTTAAAAGGTTTGTCCGAATAACATTTATACACAAACGCCTGATAATTATATCCATCCGTGGGCGGAAACTCAACCGACTCAATCGCCAAAAAGTGAATCCCCATCAAAGCCAAATAAGGACTTTCTACCTTGATTGACCTTCGCACTTCGTGAAAATATCGTAACCGATTAATCTCCGCCTCAGGCAGTTTAGTCTCGTCATCCACCCACACCACGCCTTTAATCTCCACCATCCAGTCATCCGCACTCCAAAGCTCTTTCACCGTTCCCAAATCCCGATTTTTTAACACTGGATTCCTGATAATCACATTCTTGCCCTGCACACTCACAATGGGTTCGTAAGGTATTCGCCACGAGTCAGGGTTATAAACATCATCCCCATCGTAACTCAAAGTCACAGGACAACGAATCGTTTTCCCCTCTGGCTCACCACTCAAAACCTTCTGAATATTTCCAGTATATCCAAAAACACTTTTATATATATCACTAAGAGCAAGGTCTAATAATGCCATTTTGTACGTACAATAATTATTAAATATTCATTATTCACTGTTAATTACTCAAACGCTAATCTATCCGCTGAACTAAACAAACGATTCAACGTATCAAGCACGTCGTCCGAAACCTTCTTCCCTACCGCTTCAGAACTCACATTATTATTAATCGTCTCAATCATATTTTTGATGGTGATATTAATTGTTCGGCTTTTCGCTCCTTCCACCGTGTCGGATATTCCAGAGCCTCCTTTGCCAGAGCCTCCCGCTCCACCAGCACCTCCAGCACCATCACCCATTCCACCCATGCCACCAGCAACACTATCAAAAAAACCTTTCGGTTTAACCTTTGCAATCTTAGCTGCCTTATCTGCCGCCTTTGAATTATATCCCGTCTGAAACTTATCGTACAATCCACCCACAACCCCAAAGCCCGCTCCCAAGCCAAGCGTAGTGGGCAAAACCTTTTTGAACGCCTCAGCAAAAGGCTTTAAAAAATTTACCACCTTTTCAAAAACCGACTGAATTTTATCGCCAATCTTATCCCAAATATCTCCCACGGTTTCTTTCACATAATTGAAAGCTCGCACGATGGCATCCACATAAGGTTTCACTGGTTCATACATCTCGTAGAATTTCTTTACCACATAGTCCTTAGTCATCAACCAAGAGCCTTCGATAAACTGCGAAATCTTTGTCCACCAAAAAACCACTGAATCCCAAACCGAAATAAAGGTTTCCGAAATCGAAGCCCAAACCGCTTTAATTCCTTCCCAACTCCTCACCACCACTTCTCGAAACTTTTCCGAATTCTGCCAAGCGTAAGTGAGCGCTGCCACCAGAGCCACAATGCCAATTACTACCCAACCTATTGGAGTAGCTAAAAATCCTGCATTAAGTGACAACCAAGCTGTTTTGAATGAATTTAATATTCCTGTGATACCTCCAAATTTTTGAGTTGCTGCCCAGACCGCTAATACCTTTATTATAACATCTCCGAATGGCAACATTTGAATACCAGTGATTAAATTATTAAAAACATCACCCACAAACCTAACCACACCCGCCAATTTAAAAAACACCGTATCAATCATATTGATAGTGCTTATTACACCGTCACCTGTTTTCGGCAATATTCCTAAGACCACAAGTATTCTTTTCACAGCAACTAATAATGGATTAAATGACTTGACAAATTCCATAATAGACTCTCCCGCTGGCGTAAAATTGTCAATAAATTTATTCGCCCAATCCAACATATCATTCAGTCCAGGAAGGTTGCTCATTGACAATCTTTCAAATTTATCTTGAATAGTACCAATGAGTTTTTGCATACGTCCAAAGGTAGTGGCTGACATACGGTCTAAATACCCAAAATACTTCCCGCCCTTGCCAGTCATTGACTCCATCGCTCGCTGGACATCCATAAAAGTTATCTCGCCAGCCTCTTTCATTTTATAGAAAGCCTTAACCGAAACCCCTTTCATGCTCGCAATCTTCTCTTGCAAACCTAAAATACCATGATTAGCCAACTCATTTAGCTCATCGCCTTGAAGCGTTCCAACTCCCTTAATCTGCCCCATTGTGCGGGTGATACCATGCAAGTTTTCAGCATCTCCACCAGCTAAATTTCCGTACATTTTCATCTGAGACAAGGCTTTGTTTGCCCCAAATTGCTCAACGATTCTTGCTCCTTCCCTAAGTACATCTGTATTTTTGTAAATAGTATCGTTGGCAAATTTATTAAGTTCCTCAAAAGTCTGTAAGCCCTTTTGCTCACCACCAAATTGCTGATATTTTGACTGTATAAGTTCTCGTTGCATTCCTGAGCCAGAGAAACTCTTTGCACCAGCCGCCAACGTACTCACTGCCAAAAGTGGCAATAATCGCCTACTCATCATGCCCATCAATCCTCCAGAACCACCACCTCCAGTTCCATCCGCCCGTCCATTTCTCCGCTCCACTCTATCAAGTTCCCGTTGCAAACCAGCCAATTGCCTATTTGCATTCGCAATCTCACTCGTATCCACATGAATTCGTAAAGCATCACGAGTATTCCGAAGCGTATCAATCTGCTCACGTAAAGAATTAACCGAATTCCCAGCGTTTCTAAAAGAACCACCCATCGCTCTACCCGCTCTGTCCATTGCAGACTGCGCTAAACTCGCCGCCTGTTGAATCCTACGGGCGGGAGCGGTGATTAAATCTATGACACGCCAAGTGGCTAAAAAATCCATAATTGATATATTAAAAAAGGATTAGGGAAAACATTAGCAAAAAACTAATACCAATCCCTAATCCCTAAACTCTAAACTCTAAACTCTACTTTGACGGCTTTATCGGCTTCATCATTTGCATCAGATACACCGCCCTTTGCCAATATTGTGCGAAGTCTTCGGGTTCTAAATCGTTTGGCTCAACCTTAAAATAGTATTGAATCCAAGCACCCATTTGAGCAAAATCAAACGTGGGACTTTCCGAGTCGGCATTTGCCGTTATACTAGGACAGTCCTCAAGAGCTTTTTTACCGCTGAGCGGTTAATGTCCATGATAGAATTGGCAGCCATGCAAGCCGAAAAACCCAAAGTGTCTTCATTTTCTTTGGCTCTAATCTCCTCGTCACCCGTGAGCCAGCAGTTTTTCAAAAGCATCTCACCCACTTTCACCACGTCTCTGCTGTTCATAGCAAAGGCTTTTTCTGTACGATTTGGAGCTCTCAATATAGCATAATATACCCCCTCTTTCTCCTCAATTTCCTCAATATCCTCCCCATCGAGTTCTGTGTCTGTAATGCTATGGTTAGCATCTACTTTTATCAAAAACACACCCGACTCTCGCACACGGTGTTCGTCTAAGATAGACTTTGTAATTTTAGTCATTTGCTTCCTTGTTTAATCACTGTTTAAATACTGGTTAATAGGACGTTTTAGCGGCAATGTAACGGCATTGCCGCTGGGAGTATCCAAACCCTTCCTCCATCTTGGTTATCTTTGCACTTCCTTAATAATGTTTAGGTTTGGGAGAAACTGCAAGTCCCTCCCGCCCCAAAACCACAAAGCAAGGAAGCAATAATGGTTCTTTCTTATTGATTCGGTAACACCGTATAGCCTCGTGAAACCCACTGCCCATCCAGTGCTTCGTACATCGTTGTACCCGTCCAGTACCTGTAGCCATTCGGCAACTCAAAAGCTGCGTAGGCAGGAACCACAGAGTCAATAAATACACCTTTAGGTGCAATGTCAGTTCCTTCAAAAACCTGTTGCAACTTCACATCCGCAACTAACAATTGATAGTATTCCACGCCCAGTTGCTTCACATAAAACTTCATGTACCTCGCAAAGCTGCTGATATTAAAACTACCGAAAAAGCCTCCTACGCCACCGAACGATAGTGTGTAGGCTCTAACATCCACACCCGTTTGAGTATTGTTGATTTTAGCACCATGAAAGCCATCTTGAAACACATTCTTGATTTTGACGCCCGATTGAACAGTATCGCCAGCCCAAGGCTGACTCAGTGCAATTCGTTTTTCATTCGACACAACACTGTAATAAGACGACTGTGGATAGGCATCCATCAAAATATTTCTGCTGTACTGCGAAGAAGCCTTTCCGTTTTTAAAATTATGCCTCATAAAGGCGAGATTTCGCTGCCCGTTTGCCACCGCAAACGTAGGAACAGAATTAACAACCATATAGGTATCTCCTACCTCCAGATTGCTTGCCAATCTCAATAAACTGTTGGAATTTTCGGGAGCAATGAAGTTTTTTTCAATCAAAACCCCATCTGCATCAAAAAAGGCAACCCCGACCTCAAAACTGCAATCTTCGCCATTGTCAGGAAACGTCCCTACCAACAGACTCAATGAATATACTTTTGTAGGGTCAACAGCTATAAGACTATCTGTCATAATCACCGCTTTACTGTCCGTAACAAACGCTCTTTCGCCTATGTAGTTAGCCGCTAAGCCAAGCTCCGCAAATTCATCCTGAACGTGCGGCTCAAACTTGCTAAAATTAACCTTGCCGCCCAATTCCCCAAAACCGTTCACTATTAAATTATCCTGAAGCACAGCCAAAGCACCATTGGGCATATACACCCACTTGCCATCGTTTGGTAAAGTTTCGTCTGGAATAGTCGAAGGTCTCGGAATGTTAATGATTGCCTGAGACAATAAATTAACAGCGTGTGCCTGAGCATCCGACAGCTCCACGTGCAAATCACCATCGAAAGTTTGATAAAGGACATTTACGCCCACAAACCGTTCAAAGGCTTCCAAAACTTTTTTTTGTTGTGACATGGTTTTTTTGAGAACAAAATGATAAAACAAAATAAAGCCGAACGCAACGGCAATAATGATGATAGACTGCATCATAGATATTTAATGTCCATCGCCTCGAATGGCAAAGGGACAATAATCTCCATGTCGCTTTGCTTAACAGTTTCACCAATTTCGGTCACTAACGCTCCGACGATGGCACGAGTCGAAAGTCCACCATCGCTGTCCTGAAATGCAACCGTAATGGTTAAATCCGCAAAACCAGCCACCCCTTTATTCCCAGTCAACGCCAGCAAAATGTCAAACTCCGACTGGTGCATTTCGATTTTACCAACCACGTCAATATTGCCACCTTTAATAGCAAAGGGTTTCTTGCCTTTTCCACGCAGTTTTTTCACTTCCTGCTTTTCGGTGTATTCTACCGACACAGCACGACCTAATGGCTTTCCATTGATAGCAATATCAACCTCAGCCCAACCGTATTCTTTTGAATTAAAAGTTGACATGATTGTATTTTTATGCCTCCAGACGGAAGCTAATTGTTAGATTAATTAAGAAGCGGGATTCTTGAAACTCAAATTTCCCTCAATAAACTTGGTGTGTCCTACTGGTAACACCTTTACGCTCACAATCAACTTATCTGTCGCAATCACGTTCTGAGATGGGTCAATATAGACTTCATAGTCCGAAATGTTCCCCGCATCCACCATCGTTTGCAAGGCGTTTGCCATGATTTGTTGCAAGTACGTAATTTGCGTAGGAGCGATTTTACCATCTGCATTCACCGACACCTCATCGTTCAATTCACCCACGTAAGTTGCGTACATAAGTCTCAGAGCCTTGTCAATCACACGGTTGTTTGCCACCGTCAAATAATCATTATTCTGTGGCGTACAAGTAGGGTCATCGTTAAAATACGCACCCGAACGTCCCGTGAAGCCCCTTAGAAACAAATAACCTTTATCGTGAATCGCATTCAGTTTTGCTTCACTGAATTTCTTTAAAGTCAACCCGTCCGTAAACGCTGGTACTGCCACATTTACGCCTCCATCTTTGACTCGTCCGCACGAACGCTGCACAGGAATCTTAGCATAACGTCCCAAAACCAAACCCATCGCTGCCGACTTTTTGCCACTTTGAGAGCTGCATAAAACACCCGTGATTTTTTCATAACTATAAGTACGCAAATCAGTCAAATCTGCTACAACCCCGTTCCATCCACGGCAATCAATAAAAGCCGAGAACGGTCTGAACGCATCCCGATATTCCAACGCCATCACGTTCAACTTCAACATGGCCGTGTGGGCATCCGAATCAATACCACCCTGATTGACCTGATTATACACCAAAGTCGGGTTGATATAACGACCAATTGCCAAGAGCGTAATTCTGCCTTCAGCAAAATCCAAGAGCGTTCTCACCGAGTTTGTTCCCGTATTGGTCGGGTCGCACATTTGAGTCAAAGTACGCTCCATCGGATACGTCATAATGTTCAGCTCTGCGTTGGCTCCCGCTTCGTCAAAGAACTCCTTAATTTGTTGCCAAGCATCAATCTGCTCTGCCACATCGTTGGCAATCGTCAAGCCCAGGGTTTCTGCTTCTTTCAAAGAGAAAATTTGTTTGGGCGTGTACAGTGGCAAGTTTGGCTTGGCGGTGGCAGGAATTACCAAACCTGCCACGCCATCGTCAGTAGTGGCAGAACGCCCTAACTGACCATTGCCAATGTTAATTTTTACATTTGGTAAAGCCATCTTTTGAAAAAGATAAAATAGTGGTTAGATGATTTGAGATTTTAAGGTACGTCCACAACCTCTGGTAGAGTCGCATCTGCCTGAGCCTTCGCTTCGGCTTCCGCCTGAGCCTTTGCTTCCGCTTCTGCCTGAGCCTTCGCTTCCGCATCTGCCTGAGCCTTCGCTTCCGCATCTGCCTGAGCCTTCGCTTCCGCATCTGCCTGAGCCTTCGCTTCCGCATCT